CGAGTTTATGACGAGTATACGTTTTCCTATAACTTCGTACCTTTTTAAACGTCGAACGAGTTCGGACGTTTTACCCGAAAACATGTTTCCCATTATGATTTTCAAACTCATTATTAATTAGTATTGAATTTATACTTTTAAATATATTCTCAGGATATAGTAGAACAATGTTCATTTATATATTATTTTTATTAGCTTTACTTTTGAATGGATTAATCGGGTATGCGGTTTCGTATAAAAGGAATGTGAAAGAAGGTGAACCTGTATACGATTTAGGATTTGATTTATTACCAAATTTACAGAAATACGATCATTTTGGTGATTATGCGTTAATTATTCCTATACTCTTTGTTCTTTTTTCATGGGGTTCTTGGAAAACGTCAAAGCGTCAAAAATTTTTAACGATGTTCATTTTGATGTATACGTTTAGGGCATTATCAAATTACGTAACAACGTTACCTTCGTCCAAGGAATGTAAACTAAAACCACCGTTTGGTTTTTGTAACGATTATATGTTTTCTGGACACGCCACGGTTAATATAATATCATCGTATTACGTAGGTTCACCTTTATGGCCGGTATGGCCAATACTAACGTCTTTGTTTTCGGTGGCATCTCGAGAACATTATACTGTCGATCATGTAATTGCGTGGCTTATTTTTGCAGCACTGAAATGTGAAATATAATATTTATATATTTAAATGACGACCTTTAATACATACGTTATAAATTTGGATTCGCAAAAGAAACGGTACGAGGTTCAGGAAAAGAAACTTAACGATGTTGGTATATATCCTACGCGTATAAGTGGGTATAGATTTGAAGACATTGATAAGAGTGAATTACAAAAACATTTTTTTAGAAATACACCTTTATTAAAGCCGAGATCTGCTATTGGCTGTACGTATAGTCATATACAGGCACTTAAACACTTTTTAAAGAATGATCCGTATGACGTTACTTTAATAATGGAAGACGACGCTTTTCCATTATTTACTAACGTTGCTCACTTGGAAAAGAAACTCCATAATATAGATTGGGACTATTTAAGTTTACATTGTGACGGTGTGTGTCCTAAAGACGGTGGTAAACCTGTTTTATTATCTGGGTCCAGCGCGGCATATTTTATTACACGCAAAGGTGCAGAAAAAATAATAAATCATAAACATTCTTTTCATTACGATATAGATACAACAAAAATGAAAAACTTGGATAAAAAAATTGACGATAAAAATTCGTTTTGGACGGATGAAACCGCTAAAATGAGTGGTGAAATAAGTTCAAATAGGTATAAAAGGTTTTGTTATGGTATATATGATAAAATTACAGAAAAGGTAGTGAATAGAGGTGAAAAAACCGCTTGTCACTACAAAGATTACCGCATATTTCGAATACCTGTATTAGGTTACGAAGTATCTGTGGAAGATATAGTATTTTTTTTGTTGTGCATTTTAATTAGTTGTACAGCTTTTATCGGCGTAAAACACGTAAAAGGTAGTAAAAAATAGTAACGAACCCAATAAATAGTTTTGTTTTTTGGGATAGAGTGCGAGTAAGGCAATATTTATTAAAAAAATGTAAATGTAATAAAATTGATTATATTCTTTTAACATTCTAAACCACCGACTTTTATTTGCGCTAGCTGGAAAAGAAATAAATATTGATTCTACTTTTTCTTCTTTATCAATTGGACTAAAATTTTTAAAAATTAGTTCCTTATCATCGACTTTTATGAAATCGTATTTTTTACATAAAATGTTTAAATTAACCTGATCATCTTTACATTTCATTTGAATAGACTCTTTTAATACTATTTTAAGGTATTTAACATAACCCATGTACATACCAGCATTTGCTACGTCGCTATTATTACAGTTACCAAAAACAAATATTTCACCGAATTTGTTCATAAGTTCGGGATCTTTAGATACGAGTACTTTACAATCGTAACTCTCAAAAAGACTCTTAACGTTTGAAATGTCTTTATTTATTTTTGTATCAAACCCATCGACGAAAACAATTATATCGTCGTCTTTTTTTGTTTCCATGTATTCCAGTAGACCAATAGATTTATCAATGTATCCATTCCATTTCTTACCCATACCAAGAACTTTTACTTTAACGCCATGTTTGTTATTTACAAGTTCTTCGAACATGCCCGATGATTTATTCGCGTATGTTACTACTTCTACTGACATTATTACAATGTATATATATTTTAATTAACTTTACATTTTTTATAAAAAATAATACACATTATAATACATAAAATACAGTGAATCTGTATATTTCTATTTGAAAAAAATTCTAACGTATCTCTTTTAAATATGAACGGTCTTGGTTCGTATATTGGGTTAAAATGCGTATCAACAACTATTTTATCAAAGTAACTGTTGAAATGTTTATGTTCGATATCTGTTATCGTTTTATAATCATACTGTGCACCTGTATTCTTAACGGATGAATACCTGTAAATTCCGAAACCACTAAACGCTGATGTAACGTTTACGTGTCGTTTAATACCTGAAAATATAGGTACTACTTTATACCATGGTTCTATTGGACCATGATCGTATGGTATTTTTGAATTTTTTATTTTTGACATTCCGAACATGGCATCTACCTTTTTATTATTTTCCATGTATGTAAACATGTTTACGAGACCATTATAATCGAAACTTACAAAATCTAAATCGAGCATGCATATGTAATCGTATTCGATACCCGAATTCATAACGGCATCTAGACCCTGTTGACGAATGTATGCAAGTCTTCTAAGACGTTTTGGACACGTAACCTTTTCGTTTTTTTTACATAATTCAACTGCGTCCGTGTTATCCAAATCTAGGGTAATAACTTTTTTAAGGTTCGCTTTTCTTAGTATATTTTTTGTATTATCTGTACTGTTATTTTCAACGGCGTATATATCCTGGTTAAATTTATATATCGTATTTAAATTTCTTTCTAAGTATTCTTCACCGTCCTTAATTATGAATATAAATGCAATCTTCATATACTTAATATTTATATTTAAATAAATTAAAGAAAGTTTGAGTATATAAATAAAACATAATGCCGGAAACACTTCAAATTAAACGATTAACACTGGATGCAACTTTACCGACACGCGCGTCTCCAGGTTCAGTTGGGTACGATTTATATAGTTTAAACGATTTGGTTATTCAACCAAATTCTAGGGATATTGTAAGTACGGGTGTGTGTGCGACTATTCCTTATGGGTGTTATGGTCGCATAGCGCCTAGATCAGGTTTAACTGTAAAATATGGAATTCACGTCGGTGCGGGTGTGATTGACCCTGATTATACTGGTGAACTTAAGGTCTGCTTATTTAATCTCGGATCAGTTCCGTTCGAAATTAAACAAGGGGAAAGAATTGCTCAGTTAATTTTAGAGAAGTGTTCGACACCTCTTATACAAGAAGTAAATGAATTACAAAAAACTATGCGCGCGAACCGAGGTTTTGGGTCTACGGGGACGTTATAATTAATTATTAGTTACCGAATGCGACGCCACCCATACCATTCTTAATCCTGAGAATGTTATAGTTGACACCGTATGCGCGAATAACCTTAACACCGGTTCCGGACCCGCTATCTTCAACTGTGTTTGGTGTGTCTATGGTTATCTTTGCAGAATCGATACGCGAAAAGTTCAAAGAACCTGTTGGTTGCGATTTATTCATCGTAAGACAGAATGGCCATGTTTTGACTGGTTCTTTGTCGAGTACATCTGGGAGTATGGAACAGTGTCTCGATGGAACAACTTTTTGGTGGTATACGTTCGACATGTTTTCGGAAAGTGGTGTACCGTTAATGTACAAAGATGCACTCTGGAACGTATATTTCTTTTCTGGTTCATTTGCACTTGTACAGTCATTACTCGTGGCAATGTGAATGGCCTTGACTGGGTGGTTAAAGTACGAAAGGTCAACCGTCGTATCATTTTTACTCATGGGCTGGTACTGTGTTTGTGTAATGAGAATTTCGTGTTCGTCATTCGTGAAAAATTCGCGCTCGGCTGTGTCGAGGAACACATACGACGCGTAAGCTTTTATGGTTGGTAATGCGGATGCACCACTTCTAAATTTAATTCTGACTTCAACCTCATGGTATTGGAGCGCGACGAGTGGTAACGCTTTTGTCCAATCTTCACTAAAGAAGAATGGGATAACGTACGCATCATTACATATATTTGCACCTCCATCGTCTGTGGTTTTAGAAGCAGTTGCCTTTGCCTGAGATTCGTTATAGAGAACGTTATGCACACCGGCGACAAAAAGGGAATCCGTTTTACACACTTCTTGACCGCCGACCCAAAGTGAGAACTCGGTTACTGTAGTATCACTGAGGGAAAAGAGACCTTTGGTACCGTCTTTGTTGATTTCATCACCTTCAAGCCAAATATAGCTTAAAAGATCTCCTTTGGAAGTGATTGGAATCTTAATTTCATTACCTGCACTCGCCGATCCGATAAAATCGAGACGTTCTGATTTTATAGAGAAGTTGGTATGACGTTTATAGTTTTGTCTGAAAAATGAGACTTGTGGGTCGCCTGTGATGTACACATCTTGTGCACCTACTGATACTAGATCGATCAAAGCAGCTGACATATTTTACTAATATAGTATATTAAAAAAATCGAGCGATAACGTAATAAGAAAAATGGTCGTCTTTCAAGCACTTACCTGGGAAACTGAAGACAAAGATGACCAACATTTAGTACATATATTTGGTAAGACACAGAGTGGTAAATCTATATGTCTCACTACGCACTTCCCTCCTTATTTTTTTATTAAATTACCTACTGATGGTTACGATAAACGTGCTGAGTTATATTACGATAGTATTAAACAGGTGTGTCCTGGTTTAAAAATGAGTTACGATATACAGTCTTCTATGGATGTTTGGGGATTTCAAAATAGTAAAAAATTTTATTTTATGAAACTTAATTTCGATACACTCGCGAATCGTCGTAAGGTTGGGTATATGCTAAAAAGACCTTTGAAAATGTATGAATGGGTATTCAATATTGTGAACGAACAAGAAACTGGGCAATGGAAATATACTGGTGAAGAGATAAAATTGAAACTGTATGAGTCTAATTTGGATCCTGTACTTAGATTAATGCACACAACTGGTATTCAGTCAACTGGGTGGTTAGATTCTGGTAGTGAGTGTACTGAAGCGAATTATGCAAATACTGATATTGATATAACGTGTAATAATTGGAAAAATTTAAAACCGGTCGATAAACCTGAAACTGCACCTTTTGTAGTTGCATCTCTTGATATTGAATGTAATAGTTCGACTGGTAAATTTCCTGATGCTGAGATATTAGGTGATTGTTGTTTTCAAATTGCAATTTCCCTATGTTCTTTTGGTAGCGATGTTCCTTATAACAAAACCTGTTTTTGTTATAAACAAACGGATAGTAATCTTGAAGATTGTACTATTCTAAGTTACGATTCTGAGTGTAAGATGCTAGAAGCGTTTAGTAAATACATGTTAGAAATGGATATAGATATAATAACTGGTTGGAACATATTTGGTTTTGATATGAATTATATAATGACGCGAGCTGATATGGTTGGGTGTTCGCCTGAATTTTATGAAATGAGTAAGCTTAAGGGTCATACGTGTGAGATGAAAGTAAAAAAATTGTCTTCGAGTGCACTTGGTGATAATGAACTTAAATTATTACCTATACCCGGTCGTTTCATTTTTGATATGTTTCACGAGGTTAAAAAGGGGTACAAACTCGATTCGTATAAACTCGATAACGTTTCAAAATTATATTTGGGTGATCAAAAGATTGATATGCCTGCTAAAGAAATGTTTGCTCGTTTTAGAGAGGAAGACCCTATAAAATTACGTGAGGTTGCAGAATATTGTATAAAAGATACTTTACTTCCGCATAAATTACTTTCTAAATTATGTACACTTATAAATCTTCTTGAAATGGCAAAAGCGACATGGGTTCCTCTATGTTATTTAGTTGAGAGAGGTCAACAGATTAAAGTGTTTAGTCAGTTAACTAAAAAAGCGAGGGAAATGGGGTACCTTGTTCCCACTATAGAGTGGGGACAGGGTCTTGTCGATGGGTACGAAGGTGCAACTGTATTGGAGGCGCAAAAGGGTGCGTATTATACACCGATAACCGCCCTTGATTTTGAAGCCCTGTACCCGTCTATAATGGTGGGACACAATTTGTGTTATTCTACTTTGATAATGGATCCTGTATACGAAAATAAAAATTTATATCCTGATTTAGAGATCGAAACGTTTGGAAATTATAAATTTGTACAAAATGTACCGAGTCTTATACCAAGTATATTAACAGAACTTAAACAGTTTAGAAAACAGGCTAAAAAAGATATGGCTAATTCGACGGGGTCTTTGAAAGAGATGTATAATGGTAAACAATTAGCGTATAAGATTTCAATGAATTCTGTATACGGTTTTACGGGTGCGTCTAAAGGTATGTTACCGTGTGTGCCTATAGCGTCTTCTACAACTATGAAAGGGCGTATGATGATAGAGGATACAAAGAATTATGTTGAGAAACATTTTCCGGGTGCAAAGGTAAGGTATGGTGATTCTGTAACACCAGATACACCTTTACTCATTCGTCGAGATGGTATTATTGAAACGTGTAGGATTGATACACTTATAAATGATTATATTAAGAGAGATGATGGTAAGGAAATTGGTTTTATACACGCGGATGTATGGACAGAATCCGGTTTTACTCCGATTAAACAAGTCATACGACATAAAACAAATAAGAATATTCATCGTGTATTAACACATACCGGTATAGTAGACGTAACTGAAGACCATAGTTTACTTCTTGAGAATAAAGAAATGGTTAAACCATCTGAAGTTTCTATTGGGATGGGATTATTACACGGTAATTCAATTGAAGCATTTTATAGTAAAGATACAGGTATTACTATAGATGAAGCTAAGGTAATGGGGTTCTTTTTCGGCGATGGTTCATGTGGTACATACAGATGTAAATCTGGAGTTAAAAGTACATGGGCTCTCAATAATTCAAAAAAGGAATATTTACGAGAAATGCAAAAGCTCTGTCCATTTGACACGAAAATATATGATACAATTGAAAGTTCGGGTGTTTATAAACTTAACGCACGAGGTAATGTTTTAGAAATTGTCGATAAGTATAGAAGTTTGTTTTATAATGAATATAGAGAAAAGGTAGTTCCTTCGTGTATTCTAAATGCATCTCATGGTATAATACAGGCTTTTTTCGATGGGTATTATATGGCAGATGGAGATAAGGATCAAAATGGATATACACGCATGGATATAAAAGGTAAAGAAGGAAGTATGGGTATGTATATATTAGGTAGAAAACTTGGTTATAATGTTTCTATAAATATAAGATGTGATAAACCGAACGTTTTTAGACAGACTTGGACAAAATCTACACAAAGAAAATCACCTATAAAAATTAAAAAACTTGAATATTTAGGTCAAACGGATGGTTACGTTTACGATTTAACGACCGAATCACATCATTTTCACGTTGGGCCGGGTGATCTCGTTGTACATAATACTGATTCTGTTATGGTTGAATTTGATGTAGGTGAACGTAAAGGTGAAGATGCTATTAAATATAGTTGGGAACTTGGTGAACGCGCTGCAGAAGAGTGTACAAAACTTTTTAAGAAACCAAATAATCTCGAACTTGAAAAGGTGTATTATCCGTATTTTTTATATTCAAAGAAAAGGTATGCAGCAAAATTATGGACACAAGGTAAAGATGGTAAAATGAATATGGATTATATAGATGTGAAAGGACTTCAACTTGTTCGGCGTGATAATACTCCTTATATGCGTGAAGTTTGCAAAGAGTTACTTGATGTTATATTGGAAAGTAACGATACGAGTACACCTAAAGCTTTAGCTTTGCAGCGCGCAGTAGAGTTATTAGAAGGTGATGTACCTAACGAAAAACTTATACTTTCGCAACAATTGGGTGATTCGTATAAATCTGATAATCTACCACACGTACAGGTTCGTAACAAGATGCGTGATAGACAACCTGGTTCTGAGCCACAATCTGGTGACAGAGTTCCTTACATTTTATGTAAAACTTGGGATCCTAGAGCAAAAGCTTACGAGAAAGCTGAAGATCCGAAATATGCAGCTGATAACAAAATGGATATAGATTATCCATATTATTTTCTTAATAAATTTATTAACCCTATATGTGATCTTATAGAACCATTATTTGATAACCCTAAAGAAGAAATATTTGGTGAACTCATAACACGTTCTAAACCCGAAAAACGAAGTAAATTATGTGATTACGATCCTAAACAGAAACGTATATCAGATATTTTTAAACTTAAAAAATAAGTTATATTGTATAATAATACGATGGATATTACAACTTTTTCACAAACGATCGAGGTTTTTGAAAAAAACATGAAATATCTTATAAAATATGAGCTCATTCATATGTATCGTAAAATATCAGAAAAATATAAAATACCGTTTGACGAACTTATTAAAAAGTGTGAATATGTTTATAAAGATGAGGATATATCGTTTCCAAAAATGTTAGATATAAGAGAAAATGCACAATTAGAGTTTAGGTTAACGAATGCTATTCATAACACGGCTATAGAAAGACTTGATATTGTAAAATGTAATACGATTGAACGTTTATCACGGGAAAAGAAGGGGCTTATTAATATATCATCTTGTTTAGAGTACATAGTTGATACACATACCCGAGATTCTGGGTGTAACAAATTGTGTTGTGGAATATCAAGTAATGGTAAAATATGTATGAAATCTGCTAAATGGACGGTAGGTTCGTATAAATTTTGTAAAAGTCATGCAAAAAGGTTAAAGATTGATGACGTCCCTGTTATTTCTAATTGGACTAACATCCAATACAAAGATACTAGTAGTAGTAGTACATCTAATAGTACTTCTGATGATGAATGCTCCCCACTTCCTATTTCAAAAACAATTTTTAAATAAACTTAAAGTTAAATTTACAAAAATATATAAGATGAATAAATCAGATATATTATTAACGTCTATAGATTCTTTTTATAAAGAATCGAAAAATAAAGATGTTTTAAAACAGATACTCAATAAATCTGGTGGCATTTCTTTGAGAAACCTTGAATGGTTCATAACAAATTATTCTAAAAAAAATAATTTAATGTATAAAACTAACGATGGTAAAATTTTTAGTGTTCACTGTGCTTATAAATCGAGTTTAGATGGTTATAGTAAAAAGTTGTTTGACCCTTTTTGTAGAACAGATAAGATTAGTTACATGATACCAGGTACAACTGATGAAATTCATACTACTGTTGCACAGTTAAATTTTATCAGATGGTGTATAAAAAACAATATAATAGAATACATTAAAAACAATAAAAATAAGTTATTTAATAAGCACGACTAATATACCCGTTTTCAAACGTATAGGTTTGGTAACCTACATAATAAATATGTAGATTATAGTCGTCTGTTAAACCGTTTGCCATTTTAATATCTAAAACGGTCATATTAGATTGTAACTGACTAAAATCCAAGCTTCCCGATGGTTCCACATTCACCGGATTCATCGAGAATGCAAACGTGTATATATTTCTTAAAGGTCTTGATAATCGAGACAAGAATGGTACGGTATATTTATAATATTTATGATCAGTATCTTGAAATCCGGGTATATCTTCTCCGTTTACAAAAATTTTAGCACTTGACATTGGAGGATTATAAAATTCATTAGTAATTGAATACGTATCTTGTGTAGATAAATTATATCTATTATGAAAGTAGTATTTATTATTATCAGTTGAATTATCGAAACCTGGTCCTCTTGATATAGATTCATTTTCGAACAAAGTTTTCCTAAAAAACCAGTTAATTGATTTAACCGGTATTTTAGGCACAAGTTCTATTTTTGTATTAGTATCACCTGAATTTATAAGGAGAGATGGGTGTTTCTGTACTATATCTGTAATGAAAGTTTGTTTATTATTTTTCAAATACATACGTTCTGCATTTTCAATTGTTATTTCCTCGGTAATAATATCAAAACTATTCAATGATAAAGTAGAACTATCGTCTGTAAAGAAATTTTGTGGAAAAAATTCAATATCAAATTGTATTTTTTGTTTGTGTATAGCACACGTTGGAAAATAGGGTCGGTTAGGTTTATTAGTTTCGTATTCATCGTTTTCGTATTTTCTTGAAAAAAATAAAGGTATTGGAATAAAAAGTTTTGATTTTGATTGTGATAACGTCTTATTTACTACAGACGTACCTTGTGCTAAATTCCTGTTTATAGAGTATCTTAAAGTTCTCTTTTCCGATTCGTCTAAATAAAGTTCATCATGAATTATACCCCAATCTGCGTGAAATTTTTCAATGACGAGTTCATCTACACGCATAGTTACCGACTTTATAACGTGACGACCAACTTGGTCGGAATAATTAAAATTAGAATTAGACATCCCTGGTAACTTAAATGAAATGTACATATTTGATAATAGATCACCCATATTTCTCGGGTTAAGTGTTACACTAACACTTTCATTAAATGGCCATTTTGATGAAGCATTAGATGGTTTATTAACAACAGTACTTTTATGAAATTTTGTAAAATTAGAATGTCGTCTTTTACTTGTATTTGTAAAAAAAGATTTATTCTGATCATTTTCTATCAAATACGTATCCTGTTTACCAATTGCATTTAGTGATATTATAGACCCTGTATTTGGTCCGCTTGTATCACACATACTACTTAATATATATAATTTTTTAAATGGGGTTATACACGACCATTTGCCTGTTTTTGAAATTTTTGGAAACGTATCTGTGTAAAGATTGGTACCAAAATAAAATATCTTCTTTTTTTAACGAGAAAGTATGATTTGTTAGATTTTTAGTTTTACCTATTTCTCTAAAACGTAATTGTTTTATACTTGGTTTTTTAACATGTGTAAAACAGGAAAAACATAATCGTTTTAATTTTAAACCATAAAACTTATAGTACATTTCATTATTGTATAACCATATTGGGTTAATACGTCTATATTTTCTAATAAGTTCACGAACTTCGTAATTATTCGATTTAATATAAGGATTTAAAGGTGCGTTGCAATTAAAACAAAATCCTTTACAATTAATATACATAAAAGAAAAACAAATTATTCTTTTATGTACTATAATGAAATTAGACAACCTGATGGAACTCCTATTATAGGTATAAATTATGAAGAAGAAAGACCACCTGTGGCAAATGTTTTACCTAGTAATGAAACTCAACAAGTTCAACAACAAGAACCCGAGTATGAATTATTTAATTCGGTCATGATAGCTTGGTTAAATGTATTTTTAGTTGCATTAAGTATACATTATACAATTTTGTATGATAATCTCTTAACTATAATTAATTGTTTGGCGTGTG